AATCCATCCCACCTCGACCAGGGCGACGAAGACGCCCTCTCTAGGGTCGACGAAGGCCCTCCCGACCCACTCCTCGGCCCTCGGGAGGAGGGCGAGTTTGTGTTTGCGCGCGTGGTCGTCGAGCAGTTTTTGCACCTTCCAGACGTCCCCGGGTTCCATCACGCGGAGGTGGGAACTCCCCTTGACGTCGAACCATTTGTTGTTGAGGTCGTTCGTCTCGCAAAACCCGGCGTCGACGAGGCGGGGGACGTTCAGGAGTCGGTGCCAGTACGAGGCGGTGCACACCGGGTGGGGCAACTCCGCGGTCGCGGTGTAGATGGCTTGTTCGATGCCCCGGAGGACGGCTCTCCGGGTGATTTCTTTGATGAGGAGGGGGGCGAGACGTTTGTCCCTGTATTTTTGGTGCACGCACAGAAAGTTGATGACGACGGCGTCGACGTCTTCGCCGTTGGCGTGGAACCCCCTCGGAGAGGCGGCGATGAATCCCACCAACTCCGGCGTCGGCGCTTTCCTCAGGGCGTAGAGGGCGACGTTCCACCACTCGTCCCTCTCGAGCGCCCACCGGAGGGTGGGGACGGTGTATTCGAGGTAGGACTCATCGTCGGCGAGGTAGTGTCTGTTGAAGAAATTCCTCAGATGGTCCTCGCTGGCGGTGCCCCAAAAGTAATTCGGCGGGTCGGGGAGGGGGGTCGACTCCTGCAATTCCTCCAATTTCACCGTGCAATTCGTGGGTTGGGTGTTCCAAAAGTGGTGCATTTCTGTGTATGTGGCGACGCACGTTTTTAAATAGTCAGACTTAAAGTCAAGCCTCGCTACATAATCACAAAGATGTCTTCTCTCACCCAAGATTTCACGACCGTTCCAGGCCAGGCGTTCGCGTGTCTCAGCATCGTTGGGCCGGAGTGTCCGCAAAAAAGCGATAAGTTCGGCATCAAGATTCGCGGCGCCTTCTCGACGAGGGACGAAGCCGCGGCGCACGCGAAGCGTCTCCAGCAAGAGGACTCCACCTTCGACATCTACGTTGTCGATTTGTACAAGTGGTTGTTGATTCCCCCGGACCCGTCCAAGATCGAGGACTCCCACTACACGAATGAAAAGTTAGAGGAATTGATGGAGGGATACCGCCAAAATCAACGAGAGGCGGCGAAGATGTTCGAGGAACGCAAGCGCGACATGATCGAGAACGCGGATAAGAACTACTTCAAGCCCGGGGATGAAAACTCAAAGTTTTACACCAAACCGGACGAGCCGCCGATCTCCCACCCAGCGGAGGTCCTCGAGCGCCTGAAGAAGGAGAAGCCCGACGCCTCGATGGACGACCTCGTCAAGGAGGCGGACGCCATCGTCACCGCCGAGATCGAAGAACGCAAGGCTAAGCGCGAGGCCGAGGCCAAGGCTGAGGCCGAGGAGCCGACCACTGAAAATTAATTTCATATAACAATGTAATATGAGTGCATTCAGCATCACTCTAAATATTTTGACTGTCATTCTCGTCATAGTCACGCTGTTTTTCCAAGGTCACAACGTCGAGGTGAAGGAGGAGGGTATCCTCGCCTCGGCGATGGAGATGATGCGCATCAACGCGAAAGACCCACGGGTGACGTCGCGGGCGTATTTCACGGAGCCTCGATATGGGAACATAGGTAAATTCACGAATTACGACGAATACGCGCCGATAGATAATTACAAGAGGGAGGAAGACTAGTGCGATCGAAGAATCACGGGTTGCATCGTCTTCCCCATGAAAAACCCGAGGAGGAAGACCGCGAAGGCGATGACGAGGGTGTTTTTATCGAGGCTTCCGAGATCGAATTTCTGGGACGGTGGAGGTGGAGGTGCACCGTACCCAAAGTCGTGGGGCGACGCCCACTGTTGGGGTGGTGGTTGCGGTTGGTGGTACTCCTGCTCCATGATGGGCGTCGAGTCCTCGTCTTCATCTTTCGTGGACGGGGGGTCCGGTGTGTATTGAAACGGTTGTCCGATGTCGGTCTCCATTATTAATTAAAACATCGCGCTATTTTTTTAAGCGAAATATTCCGCTTCGCTATCACTCACCTCTTCGTCGTCGATGAACCCCTCGAGGTTTCCATTCTCGTCGGCGTCGGTGTCGTCGTCGGTCTCCCACTCACCTTCGTCGTCGTCGTCGTCCAACTCATCCTCGGTCGGGATGTCCCCCGATTCGGAGTTGAAATCGGAGTCGTGCTCGTCTTCGCTGTAGTCGTCCTCGATGTCTTCGATCTCGGGGACGTAAATCTCCGAAGGCTTCTTGATGATTCTTCCGCTTCTCGTGGTCATGGTGGTCATCTTTTCCTTTTACTTTATTCATCGAGTCTTTCGTTTAAGTATCTCGTCTGAAACCTAATTTTTTGTGAAACCGCGTGTCTCTGGAGTTCTCTCTCGTATTCCCACCCCACCCTGAACGCTAAATCCTCGATTTCTTCGTGAATGTCATAGTCGTTATAAATGCCTAAATTTTGGAGGTGATCGATGGCCCTTCGGAGAAACACCACCCCTTGCGTGGGTTCGGTGAGATACAACTCGCACATGGTCAGGTCGTTCAAAAACGCCTTGAACTCCTCGGGGTTCACCCCGGAATATTTGTGAGCCTCCATCTTGAGTGCGTCGAACTTGTTCAACGCCGGGGGTGTTCGCGTGAGCAAGAAAATCATGTACACCGCCACCAGGGCGAAGATGAGAAACATCGTACTCTGCTACTATCTCCCAAGTTTTTTATACGTGCTCGAAAATATCTTCATCTTCCTCCCCCCCTTGCACTCGCACGCCTGGGTGAGGACGTCCCGTTTGAGGTTGAACGCGCACGTGCGTCCACACGACCGACAGGTGGCGTTCGTCGTCACCGCGAACCCTCCTCGCACTTTTTTCAATTCCATCACCTGCGCGTTCGGGAACCCATCGCCGCCGTAGGTTTGTATGAACGCCTGAATCTCCACTCGAGCCTCGTCCATGGCGGTCGAGCGCCTCTCCTTTTTTTTAATCTTCTTCACGATGGGTGGGCACTTCGTGGGCTGTGGATACAGCATCCTCTTTATTTCACCAGTGAGCGCGTACCGCTTACCTGTGAAATCTTTACAAAACCCATCGGCCCTCCCCTCCAAGGTCTCGCACCGGCAAAAACACTTTTGGGTGATCAAATCCCCGGACACGTAAAACCACACGTGATTCGAACCGTGCTCCCTCCCTAAGTTTTCACAATATTTGGACGAGGTGGAGACGAGGAATTGGTTTTTGTGTTTAAAAATCTTCGTCACCCTCGCCGAGGCCTGTCCCTCCATCGTCGTCCGTATGAACGTCTCGAGGTGGGCACCGAGGGCGTCGTCGTGCACCTCGTCTTTCGTCTCCGCCTTGGAGAATCCACCCTCTCTGGGTTTGGCGACGCTCAGTGCGCTCGGTGGGTGCACCACCTTGGCCGTTGCGTCCTCGTCACCCACCCGCACCGCCACCTCCGAGAGGAGGCCCGGGGTCACGTCCGGAGGGAGGCGAAGCATGGTCGACAGCGGTTTCCGCGTCCACCTGAACACGGGGAGGTAAGGTCCCTCGACGACGCCCTTGGCTTTCTTGTGGGACCACGGCATGCGAAAACCGCTCCCTTTGGCCCCGGTCTTGGGGTCCCCGTACACGCTGCTGTCCACGACGGCGCCCCAATTCACCCCTGGTTTCGCCGTGTGCAAGGCGATGAGGATGTGTTCTCGGAGTGCGCACGCGCTCGCCTGGTCCACGACGAAGCCGGGCCAGTTGAGGTGCACGCCAGTCTTCACCAACCCACCGCCCGCGGGTTTGGGTTCGGCGACGGAGACGACGCAGTCTCCACCCCCGAGGTTAGCCACCTTGGCGCAAATCACCCGACACACCGCCTCGATCTCCTCCAAGGTGAGGGCCTCCTCCCCCTTGTAATCGAGATCGGCGAAAAAGTTATACGCCGGTTGGGTCTTCTGTTCGACGACGAACACCTTCTCCCCGGCGTTCACGGCGTCGCAATACACCTTATAAAATTCAGGAATCTTGTCACACGGGATGCTCAGACATCCGCCGTCCATGAGCACGTGTGAGAGGTTTCTGGAATTCGAGAGATCATTCTTGCTCGCCCACCGGCGAAGCATCTCTTTTGTAATAGTCTCGCATGTCTTTTTTAAACCAGTGGTGTGGGTGCACGTCCGGAAGGTCCTCCTCGTCCGCGACGTCTTTTTTCACCACCAGCAATTCGTAGACCGTTTTATCACCGAGGGTGGCGACGAACGCGTCACCATCCCTCCCCTTGGCGTCGACGATTTCTTTGATTTGGTTGAGTATGAATTTTTTAGATTTCATACTTCTTTACTTAATTACAAATGTTTTTCTGGGCGCAGATAAACACGCGTAAAACTCCGGATTCTTGATGACGTTGGTGACAATGCGCTCCCACTTTTTCGGTCGATTTTTAAACTCCTCAAGGGTGTCCCATGACATGAAATCGTTCTCGTCGAACACCCTCTTGATGGGTTGTTTTTGCAGTTTTTTAACCTGCGTCTTCGCCTTTTCGTCCATGAATTTCTTCACCATCTGCGCCCGCTGGGTTTTCGTGAAATTCACGAAGAAGACGTACACGTTGTACACCAATTCCACCGTGGGCGATTCTTTGACCGTGAAGACGTAGGACGTGTATTCCCCGGAGCGGAGGCAGACCGTGCCCCTGGTCTCCTCCTCCAACTCCCTGAGGGCCGTGCGCAGGGGGCAGTTCACCTCCCTCCGCCTGGACCCACCGGCGACGAACCCCCAATCCTTCCATCGCCGGTCGCGAATCGTGAGAAACACCGGTCTGTCCTCCGCGAGACACACCGGAATTGCAATAGCCTTATGTTTTTTCATTTTTCATGTGTCGGTGGACGTAAATCCTAATATCAGCGGATTTATTTTTCTTCGGCGATTTCCTTCACCTCCTCCCCCGCATCTTCGTTTTCGTTTTCGTTTTCACTCGGTGGTGGTGCGTGCACCGGCATCGGCATCGGCATCGGCGGTCTGGGTGGTTCGTTCATTTGCATGAGATGCATCGACACGTTCTTTAACTGTTCGACGTCGTCCTTCGCTTTCGTGAGTTCGCGGAACAGGTAGATCGTCACAAGCAAACAGACGACGACCCCGACGGTGGTCATGAGGTTTTTGTCCATGGAAATCATAATATCACTACATTAACATGTCGCTTTTCTTTTTAAGCGAACATCGCACCCATGTTCGCCCTGGGGTTTTTGGCACACTGATAATCTTGGCCGAATTGGACCGCCTGGAGGTGGCTGTGCTTGCACTGTGGGTCCCGGGACGGTGAGTGTTGTTGTTGGGCGGACGGGGAGTTCACAAAGCGCTCGAGCGTGCGCGATTTGGGGTCGTAGGTCAACACGAAGACGATGACGAGGAGGATGACTGAAGTCCAAAACGTAGACATGTGTTTTGTTATTATAAAACTAGAGATTTAGTTGGCCCACTTGAGAGCCCCCATGCCCTGGGAAATCGTGAGGCAGTTCACCGATTGCGCGTAAATCGTGTCGTTGGACGTGGACGTCTCGTTCACGAGGCGCGCGCTGTCGAGGCGGGAGAAGTTCACCGTTCCCGTGACTTGACTCTTGGACGTGTCGAGGCAGAACGGGATGAGCATGAGGTCGTCCTCGTCGGAGTTCAAGTCCGCGTTCGAGGTGTGGTAGTACAACGGGACCAAAGTGAAGTTCGGGCGAGACAATTTGTAATCCGAGATGTCGACGCCGTTCATTTGCATCTTGATGCGGTTCGTCGCCGTGAGGACGTTGACCGAGGACGCACCAGAGGCCGTCGGGGCGGCGGCCAAGAACTTGATCGGGTGGTTGAACCCGCTCAATTCGTGAATCTTCGCGTTGGATGCGATGCTCTTCTGCACGGTGGGGATGATGAGGTTGATTTCTTTGGAGGCGAACATCTCGCGCTCCGCGCTGTCGAGGGTGATGAAATTCGCGTAGCACTCCCACTTGGAACCCCCGGCGAGGGCACCCCAGGTGATTCGGAGTTCGACGTCGTGGTAACTGAGGGCGACCAACGGGATGCAGTGTTGGTAGGACTCGCAATTGAAGAAACGCAGGGGGTAGAACGTGTTCGCCCCGGAGAGACCGGCGAGGCGAGACCTGCTGAGGTTCGAAGCCATCAACTTGGGCGCGATCTTCGTCGTCCACACGGCGTCTTGTTCATCGATGACTTGGCCACCCACGAGAAGTTCGACCTTATCGATGACGGTCGTCCAATCCGTGATGGAGGTGTTGGCCTGAGGCGTGCCACTTCCCACGATCGGCGTGAGGTAGATGTAGGAAAGCAAATCACCACGTCTTTCGAATCGGACCGTCGACATACCGCTGCCGGTGACTCGACCTTGGATCACTTGGCGCTCAACCTGTTGGGCGAAATGCGTCGAGCGTCGAAAGTTGCTTCGAAAATACGAAATTTCGGGTTGGCCCGTGATCAGGGCATCTTGGGCGCCGTAGGCGAGCAACATCGTCTGTCCAGACATGGGTGTTAATTATACTATTACTCTGAGATTTTATCCACAATGATATGTCACGCCCACGAAAGCGGCGGTGTGCACCGCGTTGTGCCTGGTGGTGATTTGACCCTCGGCGTCGAGGTACCGAAGTTTGTAGGCAGGCTCCGTGTCCCCCCACGGAACGTCCTCAAACTGGATTTGGTCGTGTTCATCGAGAATGTTCACCCACTCCTCACGCACCTCTGAGAGATAGTCCTCCGGTGTCGCCGGTTCCACCTTTGTTTCGTTCACCACTTTCTTGTACACGGTGCGCGTGCGTTCCACCGCACCGGGCGTCTCCGAAGGGACCTCGTCGGTCACGATGTTGAAATAGCCGTGCACGTACGTGTTTTGTTCTTCTACGCCGAGGTCCGACCACACCTCTGGGCTGATTCCAATCACCTGTGTGTACGTGAACGTATTGCTGTCGTAGAGTGCCTGCTCATCCTCCGGGAGGGCGTTGTACACCTCCTCAGAGACGGTGTTCACCTGGGTCTTCGAGTACAACTCGAGGTCGTGGTCCGGTGGCACGAACACGTTGGACTGCTCGTCCACGTGGCCGTGGACCTCGACGTGGCGGTCCTTCGTGTAGTACGTCTCCTCCTGGGTGCGGTCGTACGCGTTGGAGGTGGCGTCTTCCAATTGGTACCAGTACGTGACGTTGGCGAGTTCCTTGAGGATGCGTTGCACCGGGATGTCCGGTGGGTTAAAGTCGCAATCCATCGTGATTTTGGCCACGGTGTAGTTGTGAAGCACGTCGTCGTCCTGTCTCTGACCATACCCAGCCACGTTGGACGTCGTGATGTAATCGCCCGACTCGAGGGGACCGTTGGTGTTCACCACCCACATCGCACCTTCGCCGACGGAGTTGATGTAGACACGGGTGTCGCCGAGTTCTTTTTCGTACGGCGTCACAAAACTACCAAACGCATCACTTCGCTCTTCGGGGTCCTCTGATGCGGAAATGACTCCAAAACATTTTTTGTCGTTCGCCTTTGTGGAGAGGGAGACCACCGGAAGGGATTCATTCGTCGTGATGGCGTTTGAACCCACCTCTATACCGCCAGACATTTTGATGTACTTGTTATTGTTGGCAGACACGATGAGACCTTCTAAGCCACCCGCTTGGGAAAATGGTATATCTTTGATGAAGGTTCTGTGTTGGCCCGTGAAATTCATTTGTTGGTACGAACCGAGGTCCTCATCTACATATCCTTTCCCCCCCCCATTGTAGTCAAAGTGTAGATTGCCATTGCTATAGTGATAGATGTCCCACCTGTTGGTATTACCGTCTCTTTCAAATCGTATGGCTCCAGCGTTATTAGAACCTGGGTAACCATCATTTTTTTGTTTTATGTGAAATGGCACTGACGGATTCGTCTTCCCAATGCCAACGTTGCCAGATTGTGGGACATAGTTAAGCCCCAATCCCTTTGCACCAGCTGGCCACCCGGATTCACCGCTGTAAAATGCTACATAATTCCCGGCGCCAGCGCCTGCACCTTCGTACTCCATGATGAATTGGTTATTGGTTCCTTCACTCAATATCAATCCGGCTGACTTCGTTGCCACGCAATGCGCCCGGATGTACGTATCGTCCAGTCCCCGCACGTCGAGAGTCGGTGTGATATCAGCTAAATCATCGGCTACTTGATCAGACTTTCCGATGATCATACGTCCATCGAACCTCGCCGACCCCCTCACATCCAACTGTGCCCTCGGCACCGTGCCCCCGAGGCAGAGGGCCGTATCGGTGAGATTGATTGATTTCCCGGTGCGTCCGAGGGCGTACTCGGCGGCGACCTCTTCAGCCGTGAGGGCGACGTCCCAGAGTTTGAAGTTGGAGATCGAGCCGTCAAATTCTTGAGTGTACTCGTTGTTAGCACCAAGAGTTAAAGTCGTGGCACCAAGATTTAATGAACTATACGTGTCTGATGTGAGCAGTTGACCGTTTGCGTAGACTTTACGCGAACCACTCGTATATGTACCTGTGATATGAATCCACTGGTTCACGACAACCGACGTCGTGGATATGAGATTATTCGCAAAGGCAAGATGAACTATCACACCACCATTCAAGTATAATCCACATGCACGATCATTGCTTCTCAGACCCATTTCGAATATCGCAATGTATCCGGATTGAATCGCATCTGGTTTTATCCACAACGAAAACGTGTACGGGTGATTACCGGACATGCTACTTGGTATACTACCAGTCACGCAATCGTCCACCCCATCAAAGTATAGTGCCCTCTGTGTGGTTGAGTAGCCAGCCCCATTCGTGAGGGTCCCATTCGCTCCCTCACCCGAGATGTCCACTACCACACTCCCCGAGACCACCGAATCCACCGTGGTATCGTAGTGGACCACGAGGGATTCCGCCCGTGGAGTCTCCGCCCCGGCGGCGTGTCCGGAGACGCGCGGGAGCGTGAGGGCCTTGCCGAGGGTCAGGTGTCCGTCCTCGATGGCCGAGGGGGCGGGGGTGCCGTACCAATATAATTCACCAATGATGACTGTGAAAGCATAATGCAATGTCCTTGTCGTAATCAAAGCATAATGCTTGTATGATTGAGTTGCATTTACAACGACCTGTTCTCCACTTGAAGAAAAACTAGACGTACCAACACTTCCGCCATAGGTAAGACCGATAAATGTGTGTACGTGATGCCAGTCTGAACCGTTATGTGACCCCAAAATAACACCGTCTTCCGGTATACATTTAGCATTAACACTATCAGCACTGTCACCCTGATAAAGATGGATACGTTTTAGAACGATATCGTAAGGCATTTCGATCGTTGTCCAAGCACCGTAGTATCTATTTCCATCGACGTCGTCCAAAAACAAACCACTGGTCGTAGATGCTGCGTAGTCAGTTCCGCTATATACACTTCCACCTGTGTAGCCGTTGTTGTTGTCATATGGACCATACCAAACTGTGGATGCTGAATAATCAACGGCATTTGTTTTTCCATACATACCCCACGGTGTATTTCCACTCCACCAATACGACCATCTCGCTTTAAAAACCCCATGTCCCTCCATATACGTTTCAAAATCACTCATCGCCTGGGGTGGAAATTCCTGCACCCCATCTGCCCCGGCGACTTCGAATCTGGACGTGGGATGTTCCACTCCCACACCCAAACACCCTTTGCGAAGGGCCATCAAGTTTTGGCGGTGTCCAAAGCGTTCCGCATCGTACTCGTAGAGTTCACGTATTTGTTCAATAGAAAGTTTCTTTGAAAACACGCGCACGTTTGCAATTTTTCCGTCGAATCCCGCACCACCAGATAATTGAGTCCCTATTCTAAACGGGGTCGACGTCGTCGTGAGATTGAGTGGATCGCTACCCGCTGTTCCACTCACGTTTTCAATCACTGTTGTTTCCTTAGTATTTATGAAAATTTTTCGGCTCACCCCAAAATTTCCAACAGACACACCGGAATCGTTTCCACCGTCATATGTTCCGACAATGTGTACCCACTGACCGATTGTACCGGGTGCATCAAAACGAAGGTCATTGCCCCAGAAATACCACTGAAACTTGTCTTGTCCAGCAAATCGTATTGTGGATGTACTGTCATCGGCCTCTGCGCCAAGCGTTACGAAGTGACCCGAACTAGAACCTCCTAGTGTATCTGCATTCATCCAAAATGAAAATGAGTGTACCCATGCGCCAGTGGTCGTATTGAGTGTTCCACTAATGTAATCCCCGCTGCCATCGAACTCCCACGCGTTGTATTCGGTGTCGAAGCCATTGTTACCGGTGATGGTCCCCTTCACCCCATTCCCGGAGAGATCATAGACATTCGAACTGTTCGCGAAACTGTACGAATTACTGTCGTTGGCGTCCCAGTACACCTCGAGGTGTTGCTGCCCGGGCTTGTTCGGGATGCTCCTATGGACGACGTCCACGGAGGTGTCACCTTCTTCGTAGCCCCACCAGCGAATTTCCCCGACAGTGGTTCCGCTATTTGGAGAATTACCTTGTGCGTTACTTTGAATCGAAAATACGAAATATTTATAATATTGCGTCGCATCAACACTGACTCTCGCGTATTGATAGTTAGTATACGTCTGATTCGTAACAACCTTCAATGTAGTCCACTGCAAATTATCATTTGAGCCTAAGATTGTAAAGTCTCTGGGAGCCTGATCTGTTGTAAACCCGGGTCGTGCCGCTACATCGAAGTATTTTACTTTGATAGCCTTTGGCATTTCTGTTTTATGCCAGTGTCCAGATACACCTCCAATCGAAGCGTTTGTGGATGTGTCTGTGTGCCACCCTTCGTTACCGATTATGCCGTTGTACACGTTAGAGTTATAGAACCCCGTGCTATTAAATGCAGTCGACGAGGAACTTACAACATACCCACCAAGACTTTGATTGTCCACTCCACCCAACAATATCTCCGGATACTTCGTCAGTGGCCTATCGTGCTTGGGCAACTCCATCACGACGTCATCCCCCGCGAAGAACTCCGCACCCTTGGCCATGCCGAGACTGCCGGCCACCTGCAACTTGGCGGACGTTGGGGCGGCACCCACCCCCGTGGCGGCTTCGAAGAGTTGGAGTTCTTCGATAACAACCCTGTAATTACTCTCGGGGTTTATTTTCGTAATGAAAAGCCTGTAGTGGCTGAATGTTTGTGTAGATTCAACATTTACTCTCTCCTTAAATGCGGTATTACTAGGCGCGAGTGAGTAAGTGATTCCAGTAAAGTACGCCAACTTTGTCCAATTTATTCCATCATTTGAACCATACATATACCCCGAATTCACACTATTACCATTATCATTGCGTCTGCCTATGGTAAAATATGAAAGTGCAATTTTATGGGGCATCTGAATCTGTATCCATTCGCCATCCATACCGTCGAAAGAAATTGCAGTCCCGTTCACCGGTTCACCGGATGAATTAAAAGATACAGCGCTCTGCCAATTTGGTGAAAGATTAGCGCCACTATTTGTGATATAATTATTGAATGCAGTGTAGGGTGCCGCACTCGCAGATGTGTTGTATACACTGCTCGCGCTCACTGCGTACCCCTCACTCTCATTGGCCTTCAGCGGCACCTTTGGCCACTTGATGTACCCCGTTTGGAGGGTCTCACTCGAGAGGTCACCGGAGATGTGCACGTTCTCCATGCGGGTCACCGGCTTTTCGGTGAAGAGGCGCCATTCATACGCACTTGTGCGCCATGATGAAAAGTCTTCAGATGTCCCAGTTTTTTCGATAATGAGACGGAAATATTG